AAAGAATATAAGAAATATATAAATACTTGTCCGGAGCAAACTTCGTTCGCATCCGAACAGGAAACGGAATTACCACCTTTGATTCTTAAAGATGGTTCTAGGTTCCATATATCAGAAAATCATTTTAAAGAATTTTCAGATGCATATCCGAATGTGGATGTAAAAGACCAAATTTTTAAAATGAGTCAATGGCTAAAAACTAATCCAACCAAGCGAAAGACAAAAAATGGAATTATGAGATTCATCAACTCCTGGATAGCACGATCTGAAAGAGAAGATTTAAAGCCAGGACAAACATCTACAAAAATAGCAATGCCTGAATATATCAGACAGCAAGAAGCAGGCACATTACCAGAAGGCACACCAGCTTCAAAGGAACTTATTGAAAGAATGCAGAAGCTGCAGAAGGAAGGATTAGAACATGTCGGAGATTAAACAAAGAGCATTGACCAAGATGAACGAAGAAATGAGTAAACCACATATCTTCGCAGTTGATGCAATACATAACTGGTTATGTATTCAGGAAGACGATGAATTATTTGAATGCATATGCAAAGAAGGAAAGACGGTTGCAAATGCATATACATATTGTGTAAACAAAGCTTCTGATCAACGTGATGGTGGTTGTGCAGTAGTTGCGGATAGCGTTGTCTTTGGCTGGGCAGCAGAGTACTTTAAATCAGATTTAAAGAACGTTAAAGCAAAGGCTATAGCAAACGTTACAGTTCAGAATGTAATAAAGGACAAAGAAAAGAAAAAAGAGCCTAAAACCACCACTAGAGCAAGCCAGAAGGAAAAAGCAAAGGAGAAGTCTGACTTCGAAAGAATCAGCTTATTCGAGATATGAGAGATGCTGAATTTTATGTGAATAAAAGACTACAACCTCCTAAATCATTCTTTGATTGGTGCCACTCACAAATTCCAACAATTATTTTTTCAAATAAAGACAAAGTAATTTCATCAAATCGAAAAGGCTGTAAAGTCATAAAAAAAAGATTGAATAAGAATACACGAATAGATTTCAATGATTGCTATAAATGTTTTGCGATAACTCTATGTACGCCAAAACGTATTGAGATACAATCCTATGGATTTTATTCGAGATACAATCGTGGGATTCAAAATATTGATTGTGAGCTTGTAAACTTTGAACTATTTGAAAATGATGAACATATTCAATGCAGCCAAAACTATTTTGTGACTGGTAGATATCAATTTGGACTGTGTAGACAGTATTCGATGGGCGGTCCATATACAGGAGTTGTTATGTATGAGAATGATATTGATAATCGTCTGAAACAAAAATCTGAACTTAAGTATATTGAGTGGAATATACCTTTAAATATATGGGATATTAGAAGATTTTATAAATATAGACGTGAAATTGAATTCTTGCAAAAGATTAATGCACGCCAAATTGTATATGAGCTTATGTATTCGCCAACACAATGCGATATGAGAATCATGAATGAAAAGTGGCTCAGAAAGCATAAGCATGAAATTAAGAATTCGGATTTTGGATTCGAAAAGATAATACTAGATGAAAAAATCAGAGGTAGAAATGGAAAGCCTGTTCCTGGAGCAGAAAAATATATATCGCATGTAAATTTTGATAAGATACCAAACTGTATTGGCATTATTCACTTTCAGAATTGGGCTATTAAAAATCAGATAGATTTCAGATACTACATAGACTATCTAAGACTAATGGAACAATGTAATGTTGCGATTAACGATACTAACGCATGTCCTAGAAATCTTAGACAAGCACATGATCATCTAGTTGACCTATACAATGCTCTAGAACGAGAACGAAAAGAACAAGCTAAGCGTAACCGTGATAGAGAATTAAAAAATAAATTTGATGAACTTATTAAAGCAAGACAATACATGGAAATGGAGATTAATGGTCTTAAGTTTGTATTACCTAAAAAAGCAAGCGACATAGTCAATGAAGGTTCTGCGTTGCGTCACTGTGTGAGCACGTATGTTGATAGACATGCTTCTGGAACAATAACGATTGTATTTATTAGAAATGCTGAAACACCAAAAAAACCTTTATACACAATGGAATTTTGCAAAAAAGAAATCGTACAGATTAGAGCAAAGTACAATCAGGATCCACCAAAAGAAGTTTGGAATGCAGCAGAAATTTGGAAAAAGAAAGTAGTAACAAGAGGAAGAAAGAATGCTTAATAAAGAAAAATATAATTTGCGACAAATTGATATTTCTACAAAAACAAAAGATGGAAAGATACTATTCTTTGAATTAAAGATCAGAGGAAAAACAATTTATCAGCAAATCTATCAATGTGGAGTGTTTGCGTATGAAGCGATGGAAGGGATGATTGGATGGCTAGAAGAAGAATGTGTTTCCAAAATCCTTACAGAAGAAGAAAGTACTTATTTATCTTCCGTTATACGTCCGTTCAGAAAAGAAGTTGAATATATCCAAAAAATTGAAAGTGATTATGACGACACTGAATACATAAACATGATAATGAAAAGAAATGACGACTATTGCGCACTTCCAGTATTTGAAAGAGGAACAATGTATAAAGGTATGACATCAAATGCTGACTATACCTTAGAGGAATTAGGCTTATGACACCAGGCATAAATACACCAATGAAAGTAGAGAACAAACACGTAATTAAATCATGGTATAGAGATAGACCGCCATTGATGCATTTTGGAAGATGCCCTATATGTAAACAATATGTTTCAAAACTCGTAGGTATTCCAGATGATGGTAAATCCTGCAATAATTGCGGTCAAGCAATAGATTGGAGTGAAGAATGATGAAATCAACAGATATTTCAAAAGCAAGCATTATCGTAAATACAATCATTGATATGGAGCATAGAATCTTCAGGATTGATGAATATTATAAACCAAACGAAGTATGGTGGTTAATGCACAATGACGATTCAATCATGCTTGATAAAGAATTGACTGCTGAGATAATGCAGCTTATAAAAACAAGGTTAGATGAACGAAAGCAGAATTGTATGAATGAACTTGAAAGACTTGGAGTTGAGTACGTAGATGAGACAGCTTAGACGACTGCAACGGACCAAAGGATATCTTCGCAAAACTGATGATAAACACGGTAGAGAAATTGTTAAGCCATTTATTAAAAGTGACTTTGATGAAATGGTCCGGTGTTGTTTGAATCATCGTGATAAACATAATCCGGAGACTTGGAAGTATCGCGTGTGGTACAGAAACTACATTTTACTGATTCTTGGTGTTAACACAGGGAATCGCATTGAGACGTTAATAGAACTAACTCCAAGAGATATCGCTGGCGGACAATATACATGTAAGGAAATGAAAACAGGAAAGGTCCAGCAGTTCAATATGAATGCTGACGTGTATGCCACTGTTAGAGAGTATATAGAGCGCTACAACATTCAGATGAATGAATATATATTTGAATCTCGGCAAGGCTTAAAGGGATATCCTATAACGCGCCAGCAAGCATGGAGAGTAATTAAACAATTGGCCAAAGAAGCAGGCATTGAATATCCTGTGGCTTGTCACAGTTTGCGTAAGTCATACGGTCGCTGGTATTGGGACGAAACACATGACTTACTTACAACGCAGAAGCTGCTAATGCATGAGAGTGCAGCTGAAACAATGCTTTATATAATGCTTGAACCATCAGACATTCAAGAAGTGAGAGAATCGATAAACCACACAGAAAAATGGGGATAGATTCCTACATTCTTGCATGTATCAAAAACAATAAAAATTTATGTGTGAGTGTAACATTCGATTTATGTAACTGTCATAAATACAGTAAATCAATATAAATCAATACTGATAAGCGTTATTAAGAAAATAAGGCTTTGGAATGAGAGTTACATAGCTCTGATTCTGTTACACTCACAAGATAATTAAAAAAGGAGATAAAAATGCTATCAATTCAGATACAAAATAAAGATATAATTTACTACAAGCCAAACATTCAAAAGTTCTATGTTTCAGAAAGAGAAAGAGATAATAAAACTATTTATGAGTTACGAGCATCAATTGATAATAATGACAGATTGCTTGGCACGTTTTCTAAAAGAGAGAAAGCACAAGAAGTTATGCTAGAGCTTCTTAACGAAAACTTCTGGACTAACTCCGTTGTATTCACTATTCCGGAGGATGAAACATTATGATTGCAATTCTATCATTTGGATGTGGTGTATTCTTCGGAGTATTCATTATGGTAGCAACGAGAATCGCAGGTGTAGATGATGACACAAAATAAAGCTGATATAGAGTTAGCATTGCTCTATCGAAAACAGGGAGATTTAGAAAAAGAAATTCAAGAAGTAAGAGAAGCACACAAGAGAAATGAATATGCAAAGACTAATACTTATCAATTATTTGTTCTAGAAGAAAGATTAAAGTGGGTAAATAAAAAAATAGCTCGCAGGGTGCAACATGATGCATGATGATAAATTGAAATATATTGATGGTAAACTAAAAGGAATTAAGTATTCTGCAAATAGAGTTGTAAGAATCTGGGAGAGACTACAAGAGATTAGCCAGGAGTTAAAAGGAATGGTTAGATCACCGTCGATACGTTCAGAAGAAGAAGCGAAATATCAACGTGGCACGCATATTTATAAATCCAATATCATAGAACTAATGAGTGAAGAAGAGACGCTGCTAAAACAGTATGAAATGTACGAAGCAGAACTTAATGATATCCAGAAGTTTTTACAGAAACTAAAAGATTCAGAAATTGAATTACTGTACGAGCGTTATGAATGCGGAAGAACATTTGAAACAATTGGTGAGATAGTTGGATATGATATGGCTGCAGTACAGAGAAAAATAAGAAATGCATTGTTAAAATATTAATTTGTCATGATAATGATGTAAAAAGTATGATACTATGCGCGTAGGTGAAGGAAGCACACATATTGGGGATGTGTGCTTTTTCTATGGGTAGGCATCAACTAAACCTTAACTCAACATGAAGTTTTCATGGCATATTAATCCTCCTTTCATCTATATCTTGATGTCTACCCTTTTCGCCTGCACCGGAGGTTATATGGCGAGAGAGTTCAGTAAAGCGTTCTATAAATCAGCAGCATGGATTAAATGTCGTAAGGCTTTTCTTTCGATACATCCATATTGCAATAGATGTGAACAGGCTGGAAGAATTACACCAGCTGAACATGTACATCATAAGATATGGTTATCACCGAAGAACATACACGATCCGTTTATCACATTGAACTGGGATAACCTCGAAGCACTATGTCACGATTGCCATACAAAAGAACATTTAGGCAAGCCACAAGTGGAAGATGGATTGTACTTTGACGAGTACGGAAATCTAAAGCGGAGATAGAGGGGGCATAGTAGCAAATAATACGTAAACTAAGAGGACCGATGAGCAGTCCTTTGTAAACCTGAAACTGAAAAGCGGCTGATGGGTGTAGTCTAATAGCCGTGTAGAAAGGAAAAAGATATGGCAAGAAAGAAGAAGATAGACAAAGAAGCTCTTATTTCAGAAGAGTTTAAAAGACTTACTGTTATTTTCCAAGATATACCAAATGAGAAGAGAGAACTATGTACTAATCTTATGCAAAATGCGGCTTTTATGGTCATATCTTTACGCGAATTGCAAGATGATTTGCGTGTTAATGGATGGATTGAAGAGTATCAGAATGGTGAAAACCAATCTGGAAGAAAACCTTCTAGTGCATCACAGGTATATAACAAACTAATTTCAAACTACAATAACATCATCAAACAGCTTGTTGGATTGTTGCCTGATGATAAGCAAGAAAGTGTTAAGGCAACTGTAGATCCGATGATGGAGTTCTTTAATACTAAATGATTGAGTACGATCATACTAACTACATTCTTAAATACTGGAACGAAATTAAAAACAATAAGATTGTAGTCAGTAAGAAAATCGAAAAGGTTTACCAGGGGCTGGCTAATGATGTTAAAAGCAAAAGAAGTAAATATAAGTTTGATATAGATAGGGCATCAAGACCTATTTTCTTTATTGAATCATTCTGCAAGCAGTCGAAAGGTGCAATTGGTGAACCGATTAAACTACGACTATTCCAGAAGGCGGCAATACAAGCTATTTTTGGGTTTGTAGATAAGAATGGCGTCCGTCGATTCAATGAAGTGCTATGGATTATGGGACGTAAAAACGGAAAATCTGTGCTTCTATCAGCAATATCTTTATACATGATGATAGGAGACCATGAAGGTGGTGCAGAAATAGATTGTGTTGCCAGTAAGAAAGACCAGGCAAAAATTGTATTTAATGAATCTAGGAATATGGTGAGACAATCTCCATATCTTTCAAAATATATCGCTAAGCGAAAGAGTGATATGTATTCAGATTTTAATTTCGGAGTATTTCAGCCACTATCAAGTGATTCAAATACACTTGATGGTTTGAATGTACATTGTGGCATTATCGATGAATTACATTCTATTAAGGACCGTAATATATACGATGTAGTTAAACAGGGTATGTCTGCAAGAAAGCAGCCGATTTTGTTCACTATCACTACATCAGGATTTAACAGGGAAGGTATTTATGATGATCTCTATGAATATGCTGATAAGGTCATTAATAAAGATACTAATGATGAACGCTTTTTGCCACTCATTTATGAGCTTGATAGCACTAAAGAATGGGATGATGAAAAGATGTGGCCAAAGGCTAATCCAGGATTAGGAACGATTAAAGCAAAATCATTTCTGCGTGAAATGGTAAGCAGAGCAAAAGTAGATTCTAAGATAAAAGCAACTGTACTTACGAAAGACTTTAATCTAAAGAATGTAACATCAGAGACTTGGCTATCCTGGGAACAACTTGATTGCGAGGATACATTCTCAATGGATGATGTTGCTAACACATATGCGATCGGTGGATGCGATTTATCTGCTACTACTGACCTTACTGCAGCTACACTATTAATCCGTAAAAAAGATGATGAGAAAATCTATGTTCTACAGCATTATTTTTTGCCACAAGCACGAATTGACTACTTAGAAAAGACATCTTCAAAAGAAGCACCATATCAAGTGTGGGCTGACAGAGGATTGCTTACTATATGTAACGGAAATATGGTCAACTATAGCGATGTTACACAATGGTATAAAGACATGCGTGATAAGTATGGAATTGATTTGTGGAAAATGGGGTATGATAGAGCATTAGCTGGATATTGGGCTGATGAAATGGCTGGAGAATTTGGACAGTCTGTAATGGAAAAGGTTGCACAGGGTCCATTCACTTGGACTGCACCAATGAAGGAGCTTGGTGCACGCCTGGCAAATAAAGAGATTAACTATGATAACAATCCAATGCTGAAATGGTGTTTGTCAAACACTGGAATTAAAGCACAGGGTAGTATTGAATCAATTCAACCTGTTAAGATACAACAGAATAGGCGCATTGATGGAATGGTTAGTTTGTTGAATGCATATGTAATATATGTAAAGTATCGTGATGATTACTTGAATTTGGTTGGATAGGAGAAGAGATGGGGTTATTTGATATTTTTAAGCGGTCTAGATCCACATACAATAGCGATTTTAAACCATACGATATTGCTGCATGGAGTTATCGTTCGTTCGATGGGCAAGCACTAAATATTGACTTAGTTCGTGCATCTGTAGATGCACTTGCTAGAAACATTGCAAAAATGTCGTTGCGTGCTGTAATTGCAAATAAGGATGGTACAACTACAGTTGACTATGTTTCTGATATTGCAAAGGTTTTAAAGCATCCTAATCCGTACATGACTATGTACGATTTTTTATATAAGACAAGCGCAATGTATTTCTTGAACAATAATGCATTTATTTATCCTGAATATGATGAAAAAGGATATCTAATAGCACTACATCCAATTAACTATAAGACATTCAAGCTATATGAATTGAACGACAAGTTATATGCTTCATTCCAGTTAAGTTATACACGTACGTATACGGTGCCATATGACCGTATCATCCATCTTAGAAATCACTTTATTAGAGATGATTTAATGGGCGATGCGAATTCTGCTCTATATACAGCATGTGAGTTACTTGATGCACAAAATCAGGGAATTATTAACGGAATAAAAAATAGTGCTATTATCCGCGGTATTTTAAAGACAGTAAATGTGATTAAAGAAGATGATCTAGAAAAAGCAAAACAGAGATTTATTAAAGATAATCTTTCGGCGCAAAATAATGGTGGTGTAATTGCGGTGGATGGAAAATTTGACTATCAGAATATCGAGTCAAAGCCATACATTGTTGATTCCGCTACAATGGATCAAGCCAAGAATAAGATTTTTACATACTTTGGAGTAAATGAAGAATTCCTACAAAACAAATTTACGTCAGACCAGTATGAAGCTGTATATGAGGGCAGATTAGAACCGTTTGCAATTCTTTTAACAGACTCTTTAACGTATGCACTATACACAGAAAGAGAGCGTGGTTTTGGCAATGAGATTGAAGTCAATATGTCTCGATTGAAATACCAGCCAATTGTGACAATAGTCAACATTATTAGTGCAACTAAAGAACTTGGATTATTTACTAGAGACGACTACAGAAGCATGCTTGGATATACTCCATTAGGACATGATCGTGGTGGCGATGAAATCATGATTGCAGTAAATAACTATGTAAAGGAATCTGATATAAAGGCGGAGGAAGATGAAGAAAATGGAAATGATTCAGAATAAAAAAGAAAATCGCTCATTCTTTTGTGATGTTATAACACGAAGTGACGAGCAACACGGAAACGTTATTGAGGGCGTTCCGATTGTATTCGATAAAGAAACGGACTTTGGATTCTGTAAAGAGGTAATCGATAGTGGTGCATTAAACCAAACGGACTTAAAGGATGTCCGTTTTTTAATTAATCACGATACAGACCAGTTGCCTCTGGCACGCAGTCGAAATAATAATGCAAATTCAACAATGCAATTATCTGTGCAAGAAGATGGATTGCATGTTCGTGTTGATTTAGATACAGAAAATAATTCAAGAGCAAGAGAATTATATTCAGCCGTTAATCGTCAAGACTGTAGTGGAATGTCTTTTATGTTCACTGTTGACGGAGAGAGATGGGAAGGACTGGATACAGAGAAACCGGTCAGACATATTACAAGTATTTCAAAGGTATTTGAAGTATCAGCAGTTACATTCCCTGCGTATGATCAGACTTCTATTAATGCTAGATCACTGGAGAGCGTGAAAGCATCACTGGAGAGTGAACAGAAAAAAGCGAAAGCTGATTTCGTAGAAGAAAGACGAAAAGCGCTAAAGGCTAGAGCAGAGCAACTGGCTAGAAAGGATTCAAATGAATAAGGAATTACGTGAAGTCCTCGAACAGTTAAATGCCACTCAAGAACGTGCATCTGCAATTTCTAAAGAAGTTGAAACCGCAAGCGAAACACGTTGTGCAGAGTTGGGAGATGAACTGGATACAATCGAGGAACGAAGAAAAGAACTAATGCTCAAGAAACAAGAACTTGAAGAAAAAGAAAAAGAAGAACGAGCAGAAGTTGAAGCAGTTGAAAATGGAAAGGGTAAGGAAGTAGTCCTACCTACAGAGGAGAGAAAAATGGAAATCAATATTACAAAAGATATGATGGAATATCGTGATGCGTTCTATGCATTCTTAAAGGGTGAAGCTACACCAGAACAACGTGCTGCATTAATTACAACAGACAATGGTGTTGCATTACCAAAACAGTTAGATGATAAGATTTGGGATAATATCCACACAGCACATCCAATCTTAGCAGACATTGATATTAAGAATACAGGTGTTATTTTAGAAGTAACAAAGCATACTGCAATTACTGCTGGTAAGGCTAAGAAGGTAACAGAAGGTACACCAAACGCTGATGAAGCAAATACATTCGTTAAGGTTGTATTAAACGGAAACGATTACTCTAAGAGTGTTGAATTATCTTATGCAGAAGCAAAGATGACACAGGGTGCTTTAGAAGATTACTTAGCTACTGAAATTGCTGATGATTTAGGTGAAGCATTAGCAACTGATGTATTTGCACAAATTAAGGCTGACTGTGTTGCGAATAAAGTTGTAGCAGCTACACTTGATTATGCATCATACATTTCTGCATTTGGAAAGGTATCAGCTGGTAGCAATCTAGTTGTATATGCATCACGTGGAACTAAGTTTGGCTCTGTATTATCTCTAGTGGATAAGAACGGACAACCTGTATTCCGTGATGGTGTGACATTTGGTTCAGAAGTTAAGGAAGATTCTGCTGCAGGCAATGAAATCTTTATCTTAGATCCAAAGATGTTCGTATTAAATGTTGTACAGCCTGTAATGATTGAAACAGATAAGGATATTAAGGCACACAAGATTATCTACTCTGGATATACACGTGCGCAGGGTACAATGCGTAATGCAGGTGCAGGCGCATTTATTGCTAAGGTTTAATTTTGGATTTAAAAGGAGAAGTGAAATGTCTTCTCCTTTTTCTATTTCTGTTGGTGGGAGGTAATTATGAATGATACGGAGTTAAAACAATATGTTAAAACAAATCTGCGTATTACTACAGATGCGTATGATGGTGATGAAATTAATCATCTAATTGAAGCCGCAAAGGAAGATATTGCCGAAGCAACTGGAATAGATTTCAATGTTAATAATCAGAATGAATGTAAGCTAGTTGTTTTATATGTTCGTGGCATGTTCGGCAACGGAGATGAAAAAGCGTGGAATCTATACCAGGAACGATTAAAGGTTGCTGGATTTAGAAAGAAGAAGAACGATGAGTAAGTCTGATGTGATTACACTTGTTTCTAAATTATCAGAAAAGAATAATAAGGGCGTATTTGAAACAGTAGAAAGTAATCGTGATATTTTTTGCTCTGTATCAAGTACAAGTTCTACAGAGTGGTTCAGCGGTAGAAGGATGGGATTGAATCCACAGAAACAATTTATTGTTTTTGCTGGTGATTATAGAGGTGAAGAAATCTGTATATATCATGGGCAGAGATTAACTATCTATCGTACATATGAACGTGACGATGATCACATAGAACTATATACAGAAAAACGTAAGGGAAATGAGTAAGCAAACAATATTACCAGATGATTTATCATCTACAATAAATGACTTACTTACTGAATATGGTGATGAAGCTAGCCAAGCAATTGGAGAAATTGTTCCTGACGTGGCCAAAGAAGCAACTAAAAGGTTGAAATCTGCTAATAGTTACAATCGTAGAACAGGTAGATATAACAAAGGCTGGTCAACTTCTAAAGAAACAAAACGAACACAAGTTAAAGCAATTGTTCATAACAAAACAGATTATCAACTAACGCACTTACTTGAATTTGGCCATGCGAAAGCAAATGGTGGAAGAACTAGAGCGTTCCAACACATTGCTATTGTAAATGACTGGACTCAAGAAGAACTGGTGGAAAGAATAAAGGAGAGAATAGGGAAATGAGATTTGATGAAATTGCTTCCATGTTAAATGGAATCTTAGGAACTAATAAGTGTGCATATTATCAGTGGCCTGAAGAAAAAGCGCCAAATCTTCCATATATTCTTTTCTATTATCCATCTAGTAATGATGAGTGCGCTGATAACACAAATTATGCAAGCATTACAAACTTAAATATCGAACTATACACTAAGACAAAAGATTTTGATACAGAGCGGAAAGTGGAAAATGTATTAAAAGCTAACGGATTGGTGTATGAAAAATCAGAACAATACATCAATCAAGAAGATATGTATGAAGTACTATACGAAAGTGAGGTAGTTATTGATGGGTAAGATTAAATATGGTATCAGCAACGTACACTATGCGGTTGCTACAGATGATGGAACTGGTCGTTTATCCTATGGTGAGGTGAAGAAACTGCCAGGCGCTGTATCATTAAGCATGGATGCAGAAGGTGATTCAATCGAAGAATATGCGGATAATGTAAGTTGGTATAATGACAATATAAATAATGGGTACGCTGGTACACTTGAATTAGAGTCATTGCCAGAGGAATTCGAATCCGAAGTATTTGGCAGAAAGAAAGGCACAAAGGGTGGCATTCTTGAAACGGATAAGGATCAAACGAAGGAAGTTGCATTACTATGGCAATTTGAAATCGGTGGGGATAGCACAGTTAAGGGAAAGCGCGGACTGTTATACCGTGTTAAATTCTCTCGTAATGGAGAAAGTGGAGAAACTAAGGAAAAGACGATTAAACCAAATCATGTACAATTAAAGTTCTCTGCTACACCTCGTATTAACGATGGACATGTTAAATTCTCTGCAAAAACAGGTGATGAAGTATATACAAAGTGGTTTGAACAAGTAACAGAAATCACAGGATAATGCATGAACAAAAGCCAATCATTTGATTAAGAATGGTTGGTTTTAATTTATGTATTAATTGCAAAAGGAGAAACTATGGAAAAGGTTATTGAAATTAGTGGAAAAGAAACAAAATTTAAAGCATCTGCAACAACTACGATTCGATACAGAAAGAAATTTGGCCACGATCTTATTCAAGATTTAAATAAGATTAGTGGTGCAAAAGAACAGACAATGACGGCAGATGTATTAGAAATCTTTGCAAATTTTGCATATATCATGGCTAAACAAGCAGATGAATCAATTCCTGAGGATGTTTGGGAATGGTTGGACAGTTATGAAGTTTTTCCATATGAAACAGTCTATCCACAGATTATGGAATTATGGGCTAAATCATTAGGAACTACTGTCGAAATAAAAAAAGCGTAAGCCATACAAACAGACCGATAAGCACAGCGGTATTCATGCTACGCTGCAAAGAATTAGGGTTATCTATGGATGAATTAGATGATCTCGATGCAGGTATGATTTATGACATGCTGGCAGAGAAGATTAACGATGATTGTGAATGGGATGTAATGGCATCCGAGAGTGATATAGAAAAATTCTAGGAAGGTGGTTAGTATGGCTGACAAAATTAGAGGAATAACGATTGAAATAGGTGGTAATACAACTAAACTATCACAATCATTAAAACAAGCAAATTCAACAATAGCTGATACACAAAAGCAGTTGAAGGATGTCAATAAATTACTAAAACTAGACCCAGGGAATATTACATTATTAAATCAAAAACATGAGTTGCTAGGGAAAACAATTAGCGCTGCTAATACTAAACTTGAAGAAGAAAAGAAACTCTATGCACAGTTAAAAGCAGAGGGCGATACAGGGAAGAATAGAGAGCAGATGCAAGCTCTTGAACGTGATATCATCTCAACTACGGAAGAGCTTAAAAACCTTAATAAACAGTACGGTAATGCTTTAACGCCAGCTTTACAGTCTGTATCAAATGCGACTGGTAAGATGTCTGAACAAACAAAAGGTCTATCTACAGCAGCAGCGGCAGGCGCTGCTGGACTGATTGGAATGACGATTGCAGCAGGAAAGACCGCAGATGATATTAATACAATTGCAAAGCAGACAGGGTTTAGCACAGAAGAATTGCAAAAGATGAAGTATGCAAGTGATCTGATTGATGTAAGTATGGAAACAATGTCTGGCTCAATCAAGAAGCTTACTTCAAACATGGCAAATGGTAATGAAGCTTTTGATAAACTAGGTGTTTCTGTTAAAAATCAAGATGGAACACTAAGAAATGCAACAGATGTATGGTTTGATGTCATTGATGCATTATCTAAAATTGAAAATGGAACGGAACGCGATGCGCTATCAATGCAACTCTTCGGTAAATCAGCGATGGATATGGCTGGTGTAATTGATGATGGTGGTGCATCTCTAAAACAATTGGGTGATGAAGCACAAGCGGCTGGATTGATATTATCTCAAGATGCATTAGATTCTGCTAATCAATTTAACGACGGATTAGACACATTAAAAGCGAAGGCACAACAATCATTTTTAAAAGTTGGTGCTACACTAGCAGAAAAGTTATTGCCTAAACTAGAAAAACTTGTAGAAACTGTTTCAGGAATTATAGAGTGGTTTGCGAATCTCGATGGAGGTACGCAGACTTTTATTTTAACAATGCTTGCACTGGTTGCTGCGATTTCTCCTATACTTGGCATAGTGAGCACTCTTACAGGGCTTGCGGCAGCATTAAATGTTGCTATGTTACCAATGTTAGCGACAATTGGTGGGGTGATATTAGCAGTTGCGGCTGTTGTTGCAATAGGGATAGCACTATATAAGAATTGGGATACGATCAAAGAAAAAGCTGGTGAAGTATGGACCGCAATATGCGATTTTGCTGTAAATGCTTGGAATGGTCTAGTTGCTACATGGAATGGTATTGGTGATTTCTTTGGAGGAATCTGGGATGGCATAAAGAAAAAAGCATCTTCGTTATGGGAAGGTGTTACTTCAATTTTTACTAATGCAATCGATACTATTAAAGGATTATTTAGTTTTGAGTTTAAGTGGCCGCATATTCCGCTGCCACATTTTAGTATTAGCGGCTCTATTAATCCTCTGGATTGGCTAAAAGATGGCATGCCAAGCATAGGTGTAGATTGGTATGCTAAGGCAATGAATCAACCATATACGTTTACAGAGCCAACAATCATTGGTGTTGGTGAAGCTGGTTCAGAAACAGTCGTTGGTACAGATTGGTTAAAGAAACATACTAATGGAAACATTACGATTAATGTATATGCTTCTCCTGGCATGGATGAAGATACTCTTGTAAAGAAGATGATGCGACAAATTAATCAAGAACTTGGGAGGGCGATTTAGTGACAATTAGAAGATTCAAAATTCATTTATCATCTGCCACTTTCAATTTGACGGATGGATTAAATCACACTTACTTTTTCGACTCTCCATCAGGTCTTGGCCTTACTACAGATTATGCGTATGAGAAATTAGGAAATGCATATGTACGTGTTGGGGATGCTATTCCACAACGTTCTGTTTCTGGCATTTTGATAGTTAGAGGCGATAGCAGACAATCTGTATATGAGAATTATCAAACGTTTGTAAATGCTTTATCGAAAGATAACAATGCATGCAAGCTAGAATATTCATTACCAAACGGAAGTATTTATATGATTGATGCTGATATTGTTCAGATAGAAAAATCTGAAATAGAGCATAATGATAGGGCTTTGAAATGTACTATGTCAATCGTTGCAAAATCAAAGTGGTATGATGAGGAATATCACTATATCGATGGAAGAAGTGATATTGATGTAGGAAAGGTTTATGGATTTGATTACGGATATTCATACACTGAAAGTTTGATTGGTACATTTAATATTCAAAATCTTTCATCGAATAATGTGCCTACTATACTTACTATATTTGGACCGTGTTTGAATCCTAGATGGACTGTTATCTGTAATGAACAAGAAGTTCTACATGGCCAGTGTAATATCAAACTGGCTACTGAAGATGAGTTGATTATTAATTCAATTGATGGTCAAACGGAGATTACTCATGTTATTGGCCAAACATCAGAAAAAAAGAAAGCATATCAATATTGTAACTTTGATATGCAAAACTTTATCAAATTACCATTAGGAGAGTGCAAACTGCTGGTGACTAATGAATCGGGCGATATGGTTAAGAGCGCAGTAGTAATTCGGAGGGAATTTAATGCAGTATAACGTTATATATTTCACTCAAACAGTTGAATATATTGGCCGTTCAGAAGCGTTTTATTGCGTACCTTCAGTTGACTATATCTCTATGGTGAAGGTCTTAATTAAAATTCCAAAGGTTGAATTTAAACTTGAAAAAGGGATGCTTGTACGAGTAAATGATGATTCTGGAGTTATATACGAAGGTGTTATATCTGATATATCTTTTGGCAAAGAAGATTATCTTGAATTGTCATGCCTTCCGTTGGATAGCCTTTTAGATGTAAACGTATATACATTGTCCCTTAATGATACTAATAGATATCTTTTCAACTGGATCAAGAGTGCAATGCAAATGATAAGCGTGGATGGTAAATCACCACGCTTTTATTTTGGTAATGATAATGGTGTTGATGCATTCAATGAGATTCAAGCACATCTAGGTGATGAACGGATTACAAATATAAGAGATGTGCTTGTATCATTGCTTAGAAATAAAGGATATAGGATTGATTTATCAATAGACTGGGCAAATGCTTGGATTAAGTGTATTGGTGTCCAAAATGACAATTCTAAAGCATATAAGTTTGATTTATCGTTAAATGATTTGATTGACTACAATATTAATTCCGGTTCTAGTGAGTTAAGTCCAAATGTGTGCGTATGCATTGATAAGATAAAAGCTGAACAAAACCAATTAGTACAGAAGAAATACTATTTTATTCCAACTGCAGATGGCATGTCTGGAACAATTGAGAATACGTCAGATGGAATAATTTCTCCCATCGTAACTGCAGTTCAAACAATAGAATATAAAGTTGAAAATGGCGAGAGTTTTGAGCAAAAGGCTTTATCAACTGCAACCGAAACATTGTATAAGAATTTGTATGATGAGGAAACGACGATCAAGTTCTGTACAAAATCAAAAGTGTTAGAGCCTTTTGAAATTGGTAAATTGTATCAGATATTCAATAATGGAACATCACATTTTTCTATTTGCACAGGATATGAAAATGAGGGTGATAATATCCAGGTAGTTAAATTCGGATATGCTAGAAAATCACTAACAAGCATCATTAGAAGTATTAGGAGGGATAATCAATGAGCAAAGTAATTAGAGCGACAGGAACAAACGTAACTGCATCTGACGATGCATACATAATCAGCAAATTATTCGAAGATGGATTGTTTTCTACTCCGAATATAACAATCAGTGGTAACAAACTACACATCACTTCATTTAGAGGGGTTGTGGCTGGAAGAGATTTTCAGGTTGATGAGCAAGATGTAAATGCAACAATGGGTGCAGGCAGAAATGCTACACAATTTAAAATATATGTAGATATTAATTTAGGCAATTCTGATAAGATTCGCATTATTACATCACAAACAACACCATCTGGTGCAAATAATACAGATATATTAGGTAGTACTCATTTTTACTTAGAATTAGGTTCTTATACTGCTACAAATATTTCTATAACAAATGCAACTATTACTGCTAAAACAGCTAAGAATGTTGTAACAAAAGATAACTTGGAAGTCCCTGGGAAAGTTGTTGCAAATGGTGGCTTGGCCATAGGCGGTAACGATACATTTATCGTTAGACGCTTCACTGCTAGACGTGCACAAGTAGGATATAACAATTCAAATACAACAGTTGTTCCGATTAAAGTTCCTGCTGGATACAGTCTATTAACAGTTGTGAGCGTGTTTACTGCAGGTGGTCTTTGCAATGTTACATCTATTAATGACACTGGAGCTACAATCTACACGGCAAATATGTGGAATGATGGATATGCTCTTCCAGCTGGTGATGTAACAGTTGATGTTTTATTAGTAAGAAAGGCAGTGTAAATAATGTTAATTGACGGCAAGAAGTTTACGGAAGTTCCAAGTAATAATAAGAGTGTTGTTACATTCAATAGAACGGTTTTTGAGAACTTAAAAATTCTAATTGACTCGTTCGAGGTTGGTGTGATCCATGAGGTTTCTTTTGACGATGGACCTACTGCAAAAATGTACACAGAGCCGCTTACTTTTTCAAAGTCTGGCACAGGATACACATTGTCATTCCTTTTGACCGATGTTCCTGAAAAAGACATAGAGGCAAATCGATATAAAGAGGTACGTCCTTTAGTAAATGAGGTGCTACAATCTGCAGGGATTGAAACTGTCAAAAAGTACATTGCATTCCTAGATGACTGGAATCCAAATACACCCTATAAGAAGAACCAACGTATCGCATTCAATGGTGTTCCGTATTCGATTATATCCGACCATACATCAAAAGATGGTCAGACTCCGGATAAAACACCTTTGCTATATGATGATTTAACAAATGAAAAAAAAGCAGAACCGTGGGATGAAAAACACACCTATAATATGGGTGATTTAGTGATAGCGCGTGGAATTGTGTTTATTTCCAAGATTGATGGAAATAAAGGTAATGAGCCAGGATTTGGCTCAGCGTGGGATTACAAAAAATAAATAGGCTATTAAGAGCATGCATGCAGCGTGCTCTTTTTAGATAGAAAGGAAAAACTATCATGAAAATATTTATAATTTGCGGACACGGCGCAGGTGATCCAGGAGCCTGCGCTAATGGCTATTCAGAGGCAGAACGTGTACGAGTTCTCGGGCAAAGAATAAAAGACCTGGGCGGTGACAATGTAATTCTTGGTGACATCAATCGAGATTATTATGCTGACAATGGAATCAGTTACTTAGACCTTCCGTCAGATACTCAAATAGTAGAACTTCACATGGACGGTGCTGGATCCAGCGCAAGAGGCGGACACGTTATCCTTTATAGCGGTGTAGGTGCAGACGAGTACGACCAGGCACTTGCTACATTTGTCTCTAACATTCTTCCAGGAAGAGCTAACCCACTTCAATTCAGAAGTGACCTAGCGAATCCATACAGGGCATACGTTAAGGGTTACAGCTACAGACTAGTCGAGTTTGGATTCATTACCTCACCAGAAGATGTAGAAATCTTCAATAACAATATTGACACACTAGCGACTGGTATTCTTGCTTGCTTCGGATTCGCCCCTGCGCTCTATACCGCAGGATGGAAGCGTGATGCAAAAGGTTGGTGGTATCAAAAGTCGAATGGAACCTTCTATAAGAGTGAATGGTTAAAACTGTATGGCGATTGGTATTACTTCGATGAAAATGGATACGCAGTAACGAACTGGAAGCAAATAGAGTATCGAGGCAATAAGGAATGGTTCTATTTCAACGCATCTTGTCAGATGGTCACGGGTTGGCAGTTTCTTGCAGGCCACTGGTACTATTTCGATGTTACTGGCGTAATGGTAACAGGCATTCGCTCTATTGAATGGGCTGGCCAAGTTCGTGACTACCTGTTTAATGACAAAGGGCAACTCATTCAAAACGGCTCGACTAATTTAACTGTATACGCTAATCCGGACGGAACGCTAAGAAAATAGGAGGGAACGATGGAAAATAATGGAATCAATCCTGTTTATCTTAGTCTGCTAGTATCTCTTATCGGTCTAGTTGTAACAATTTGGAGCGTTAATTCAACGATTCACAAGGGCAATAAAGATCAGGCTAAGGAGCTAGCTGAAGAGTTAGGGAAAATGAACTCTAACATAGCGTATGTAAAGGAAGGCATTACTGATTTAAAAGCAACCACAAAAGATGTGAGTAACCGTGTCATGTCTCTAGAAAATCGCTTAGCACAGACAGAAACATCCGTAATATTTCTAAGCGATAGAATCAAACAAATTGAAGGAAGAAGGGATAATAAATGAAAGACAAAAATTATTGGAGTAGATGGTTCAAAGCAGCTGGTATTCGTGCATTAAAGACATTTGCTCAAACATTATCTGCAACAATTTCAACCGCGGTTGTACTTGGTGATGTGAATTGGAGAACGGCGTTATCCGCTGCTACTTTGGCAGGTTTGCTATCTCTAATCATGTCCTTTGCAACAGGCTTGCCTGAAGTGAAGTTTGAAGATATTACAACAGAAGAAGATTTGAAGTAATTAAAAGCCTACTCTCTTAAGTGAGAGTAGGTTATTTTTTTATGTTTTTAGCAATTGTTCGCCAAATTGTTCGCCAAAAGAATGAGAGAATAATAAAAACCCACTATTCAAGCGAGTTTTACAAATATATTAAAGGGCGACTAATGGGATTGCATATATATAGTTATATCAAT